TTGCTAATTTGTCAAAAGGTATTACAGAAAAAGTTGATTCAACACCTAATTCTGTATTTATTTGTTGCCAAGAAAATGGATAAATTTGGTTACCTGTATAAGCAAGTTCCCAAGTTGACCTTTCAAAATAAACAATCAAACGATCTTTAATAAATTCTACGGTAACTATTGCTTCTTGTGTCGGAGCATCAATTGCATTTCCTCGTCCTACTATGTCTTGTCGCCATGCATTTACATCTAAAGGAGAACCTATTTGGCAATACCGGGCTCTGTTTACATAATTGTCACCAGGGGCTGCACCTTCCCATGTATTAAGGGCAATCAATCTGTTTTTGAAAACAGTTAAAATTCTAGCTGAATTTAACGTATTACCAACGGCATCTATAACAGGATTAAAATCATCCCAATCTACACCGTTATAAAAACGCATAAAATTGGGTTCGTTTTCATTAAAATTAGTTACAAAAAATATTCTATCTGAAGGATTTGCACCAGTCCATGTTACACCCCAAAAAAAATCTGAATTTGAACCACTCCATTCAGCGGCTCCAACAGTTACCTCACCTGTTATTCTTTCCCAACCAGAATTATAAATGTAAGAAAATCTAGTATCAAAAGCTATAGTAGTTTCATCATTTATTGTTGAGTTTTCATATGTCAAAAGCCCCATTACTGGCAAAGAAGGATAAAAATAAACACTGGTTGCTATGGCCGAAAAAGTTATTTGATTTATTGCTGTTAATGTTGCTGTAACGGCACTAGTGGACAATAGATTTTTTGGATAAGGAGGCGTAACATCTACAACAGTAAAAATATCATTACCTATAGAAAAAGCTTGACCTACTTCTATATTTATTGGAGTAGTTATTATTAAACCAGCAGGAGCTAATAAAATACGTAATCTGCTTTTTAATGGGTCATTGTCATTTGCAAAATATCTTGAACCAAATCGTTTTCTTACTCTTCCTCTAAAAACATAAGCATTGTTTAAAGTCTCAAAAGCATTATCAGGAATTAACCATGGTTTAATATTATTTTGCTGACCAGAATTTTCATCATAAGGGGCAATAAAAAAACGATTTGTCATATTAATATCCTATTGCAAAATAATAGTAACCAGCAGTGGTTGGACCTACAAAACCATCAGACCTAAATGTTCTAATTGTAAACTGTGTTTGACTATCAATTTGAACTGCATTAAATATTTGTCTTTCTACAAATGTATGAGAATCTTGACTAATTTGTATATTTAATGCTTGTGTAGGAAATGTTATTGGAAAATTAAATGTAGTAGATATTGCAAGATTGCCATTTATGCCAGCACTAACTTTACCCCATTGAATTATTAATCCTGAAGGTAAATAAGACCAACCAGCACCATTTTGAATTGGCGCTGAATTACTTAAAATTGAAGCAGTAAAAGGCACATTTACATAGACAGCATTATTAGCTTTGTATACATTTAATTCATTTTTAGTTGTAGTAGCATTGTAAAGACTATACAATGCTAAGTCACCAACAGCAATAACAATTGGAAGCACCTGCACTGGAAAAGTTATTTTATTATGTTTTCCTTGTCCAGCATCATTAAAGTTAACATGATCAACAGCAAAGGCTGTATTAATAGCATTAAAATTATTTAAAATTAATGGTTGTGTTATGGAAAGAGTTTGATTTGCTTGAGGTATATTTATATTTAAAGCCATGATTTATTTTCCTTATTTAGTACGGCCATCCACCAGGTCCAAAAAAACCAAATCCGTAAGATTTTCCTTGAGTATAAATAGTAACCGTTCTTTCATTAGCTTGTAATGTTAATGTAGAACGCAAACATAATCTTTCTTGCAGTTTAAACTCAGGCATAATCATTTGAACAGAATCAAGATCCATTCTATCTTCAAATATTTTTTTACTTGCTCCATAAGCAATATATTGCCACCATTGTTCTAAATCAGGACTTTCATTAGCTAACAATAGTTCTGTTGGTCTGACATCTACTTCTATTTGAACAGGATAGGCTTTATCAGGTACAGGTCTTATGGTAAATTTTGTATCATAAAATAACATTGCAACTGGTTTGCCAGGTTGATAAGCAATATTTTCGATAACAACTGGAGCTTGACTAGCAACAGCTGAAGGAAAATTAACTGTAAACGCCCCTGTAATGTAATTAATTTGACCATAAGGTGAAGGTAAAACCTGAGGTTGATTAGGTAATCCTAAAGCACCTGTTGTATTAGAAACAGGATAATCAATTAAGATCATTGATTCGCCAGCATTATCTACTGCGGTAAAAATAACATTATTTTGAATCATTGGTCTAGCTGTTGCTGTTCCAGTAAAGATGGTTTGAACACCGTCTCCAGATAAACCAGTATTAGCTATCGCGTTTGTTTGAGGATAATACCCATAGAAAACATTTCTCCATTGAGTATAAAAAGCAGGTATACCAGCTATATACACAGGTGGGTGTACACAAACGTATTTATTTTTAAAATTATATAAAGGGTTAGTAACTACTGTATTTTCTGTTTCATAAGTATCAACTCCTGGTTGTGTGTACCAGGTTAAAGTTGTTCTTAATGTTGCTAATCGAATTTGCTCAGGAAAATCATATAAGATAAAAGTATTAACATACTCATCTATTTGATTGTCTGTTATCTGAGCAGTATTAGGACTCCTTGTTAGCCTTCTAACCTTTGTCCTTATAGCACCTAATGTTGAATCTGCCATATTTTCTCCTGTACACGACATTTGTTTTTTAATGTAACAAATGCCGTGCTTAGAGCAATTAATATGGAAGAACGTTTTGAGTTGCTTGACTCAAAAGACTATTTATTTCACCTACTGGAACAACTATTGCAGGGTTTGACGCATATGGCGAAAAAGGTGGAACGGTTGAAACGGGTGGTAAAACAAATGCATTTAAATTTGTAGTATCTAAAGGACATGAAAAAGATGTGGCATCTATCACTTCAATAATATAAGTTCTATCGTTGTCTATTTCCATTTGACAACTTTTTGGAACATAAAGCCTAACAATTAATCCAGTTGAGTAATCATGGCTCGCAGGATTAACTCCATCCAACGTAGTAACAACCACACAAGGAAAACCTTGTGAAATAGACAAAACATTTCTCATAGCCCTTTGAAAAGTAGGAAACTCAACTGCATAATAGTTAGCCATATTTTTCTTTCAAACAATTTACATTTGAGTAACTTCAATTAAATTTGTAGGCGTAAAGTCTTCATCTTCTGCCATATATTCTAAACTCATAAAAGCATATCTATGAACTTTTTTGGCTACTTTCATTCCAGCTGTTTGGTTATTAGAATTTAGTCTACCATCAGCAAAACCGCCTCTGATACCTTGTTGACCAAATTCACCAGACAAATGAGAATATTCTTTATAGAAACAATTATTATTTAAATGCCTAGCTACACCTCTAGGTAGGCTATATCTTTCGCCGTCCCATAATTCATACATAATGTATTGATCACCAGGATAAGCTTTATAACCAAAAGTTACAGATCCTTTGCCGCCATCTCTGGCAGGATTCTCTAAGTTTTTAAAAATACCTGTAACGGTTTCTTTATCTCTATCACGTAATTTTAAGATTTCTTTAGCAAGCTGCTCCTTAGTCATCTTTTTAAAATTTTCTTGTGATTTCTGAATCATTGGCTTTCCAGCCATTTCTATTTTACTCATATTACTCCTTATACAGAAAGGGAGGATTTTACCCTCCCCATCATAGACACATTCTTAAAATATATTTAGTTGTTTATGCTAAATGAATTTCCAGATGTCCAATAAATAACATCGTTAACGGCACCAGCAGGTGAGTTTGCACCACCTACTAATTGAATACCAATTAAACCAGTATTTATAGTAGCATCACTTAAAATATCAACACCGCTATCTAAGCCTTCAGCTGTATTCATACCAACAGGCACTACTTGAGCTTGTGTAAATCCTGCTGCTGCTTGTGCAGTAGTAGGGAAAGCAAAAGCTGTAAATGCTGTTGTATCGATATCTACAGTAATAGAGTTAGTAGCTGTATCTATAGCAAGAATTGTACCTTGTAAGCCATTTATTTCTGTCATACCATATGAAGCGGCAGAACCACCTACAGAAGGAACAACAAAAGAAACAACTTGTCCTACTTTATAACCATGAGTAACAGTTAATACAACCACAGCTTCAACAGCTTGTGAAATGCTTACTATATAACGATTACGTGGGTAGAATATAGGATTGTAAGGTATTCTTCTAAATGTACCAGCATTAGCAGCTACGATTTGAGACATATATGCTAATGTAAAACTTACGTTTGCGTTAATAGCACCGATTGTAAAATCAATACTATTTAATTGCACACCGCCAGTAACATTATATAAACGAACAATATCGCCATTTGCTAAACCACCAGTGTTACCAGTAGATACAACAGGAATAGCTGCTCCAGAAATTGCTGTTAAAACAACACTAGCACCAGGAACATTTAAAGAGGTATCAATTGGATAAAATCCAAGACCAGCACCTAAAGAAGCAGTTGTACCGTTTGCAGCTGTAATTTTACCTACACCAGCAGCCATACCTACTTGCCAAAAGTATTGGGTATTATCTGTATAGTTTAATACTTTAATCCAATCAACACCTGATCTAATATTTAATGTTTGAGAAGCACCTGTAGAGGTAAACTTCCCTTGGTTTGTACCAGTAAATATAACACTCATATTAAACTCCTTTTTATCTTAATGTTGAACGCATATTTGTAATCCAAAGATCGTTTAGAATCCTAGGCACTTCAGCAAATACATAACCAATAGTTACGTTTTGGAAAAGTGGATCTGAGAAGACTGGTGGACGATATAAGAATCTTGCAGAATAATTATCTTGTTCAACACATGCTAATGCTTCCATACCTTGGATAAATGTATTGTATACATTGTTTCCTAGAGCAGACGCATTAGGAGAAACTGATCCTACTGAAGACAGCATAAAACGAACGTTGTTTACACAACCCCATTCAGATCTTACTACTTCATTTTGGTTAGGATAATTCCATTTGGAAATAAAACCGTTTACGTTATTTAAATCTTTTGCTAATGCAACATGACCTAAAGCTAGATAAGCATCACGTACAGGGCCTGTACCAAATTTGTTTTCACCACCAACCATGTCCATGATCATCCAAGCATCATTTTGTAATAATGCAGAAGTCACTTCATCAATATCAGATAATGAAATATCTGTAGGTAAATCACCATTTGTACCACCTGTACAATTGTAGAAAGAAGCTGTAGAAGCTAACATTTCTTTAGTGATTTGATCTTCTGTCATACGAAGAGATAAGCCTAAAAGCTCAGCAGTTTCGTTAAGAACAGGATCCTGATTTTGCAATGTTACTTGCTGATTGATTGCAACATATTGTCCATAAAAAGACATTGTAGCATCAATATCAACACGATTTAAAGGTGTTGCTGGAGGAGTTGCTCCGCTAGAACCTAATGGAACTGGTGATGTAGGTAATCTATCATAACGAGACATACGAAGCGTACGGCCGCCTTTTGCAGGTAAACGTTTTGATAATGCACCTAACTTCATAATCAAATTAGGGGTTCTTACGGAAAGAAGAACATCATCAAAAGTTTGCTGTACCTGAGCGGGCAGCGTTGATGGAGTAGTTATCATAATTAAACTCTTTAATTAATTTAAAAATTTCAAAGATGTGAAAAATGCATTTACGAGATGCCTACGTAGTTTTTTTTAGGTTGGCGAGACCAGAAGTACGCCGAAAGGATTAGCGAAATCCAATACGCTAACAATAGATTTACATATTAATAAGAAAAATCAACACGGACTTACCAATTGATCTTAATAAATCCGTGTATTTTATATTATCTATTACGTTTTGCTTCTTCTACTTGTTTTCTTAATTGATCTTTTCTTTCTTCAGTTAAGATTCTTCTATCATAGTCGCCCACTTTAGAAAGAGGAGTATCACCAGACTGAGGCGAAGCATTTCCGATAGCACGGGGCTTTGCTTTATTTTCTTCTAAACGTTTATCTTGATCGCTATATTGGCTATTATTTTTGATAATATTGCTATTCTTAATCATAGCATAAGCAGAATATCCACGATCATAAATATCAGATGAAGCTAAAAGAGTTCTATATAAAACTGGTTGGGTATCAGATAATTTTTTTAAATTTTCTTCACTAACAACAGTATCAAAATCATTAAATTGAGATTTAAGTAATACTTGTGCGTTAGCCATTGCATTTTTTTTACTATTTTCTTCTAATAATTTTTTAGTTTCTTTAAGATCTTTTTGAATATTTTTTATATGTTTTTTATATTGTTTAGCTTCAATAAAACTATCATCATCAATATTTAAGTCTTCATCTTCTTCAACAGGTTGTTGCTGTTGCTGTAAGATTCTTTTATATTCTTGATTTTCTTTTTCGATTGATTCCATGCGTTCACGCATAATCCTAAGATTATATTCTTTAGAGCGAACGGCCTCTTTAGCTTCTTCGTTGGCTACAACGTTTTCATTTTGAGTTTGTTCAACTTGATTTTGTTCTTGTTCAAAAAATTCTTCGTTCATACATTACTCCTATGTATTTGCTATTCTAATAACTGCGTCTTTTTTCTCGCCATTTTCTTTTTTTACCCATTCAAGTAATTCACCTGTTTCCATTAAAGAAACAAATTTAGTTAATTGAGCAGTTTCTTTATCAGCAAAATATTTAGTTTGGTTATGGTAAATATGCCAATATAATACCTGATCAGGGATTGACCATAAAAATTCTAAACTATCGCTATTTGTATGATATTTCCATACAGATTGTTTATAAACAGGTGTAGGACATGATCTTCTAGCAAAAACAAAACTTCTAGTAGCTTGCCCTACTTTCTCTACTTTCATAAGCATAACTATATAAAAATCTTTGTTTATATACAAAGGATCATTTTTAGCTTTTTGAGCTGTTTCATGAATATTTTTAACAAGTTCTTTTTCTATTTCTTGACGATATTCAATAATATCATCTTCTGTTTGTAAATTTTTTTGATTATGTTCGTGTATTAATTGTCCATAAAGTTTTTTAGTCACGGTTTAATTGCTCCACAAAGTGCTATGGCTACTGCATCGCTTGCGTCTAGTGTCTCAAAATTTCCTATTTTTGGAAATAATTGTTTTATCATATCTTGAACTTCTTCTTTTGTAGCTCTTCCGCTACCAGCAATTTGTTGTTTAATTGTTGTAGGTGCAAACTCACGTAAGATTATTTTTTTTTGTTCGCAGATAAGATATATGATACCTCTTAGGTAACCAAGTTTTAAGAAAGATTGGGCGTTTTCGCCTAGATATGGGGTTTCAAGAGAGATGCATTCAACATTATGTTTTTCAATTAATTCATTAATGTCGTTGTAAAATTGAAAGACACGATTTGAAAGCGTCATTTTTCGATCAAATTTGATGATTCCGTAATCAAAAATGCTTATTTTTTTATCAAGGACATTCATAATGCAGAAACCTGCAATGATTGTGCCAGGGTCAATGCCAAGTATTATCAAAGTAGCCTCAGTTCAACTGATATATTTTAGGTTAAAAACACTAATTGCAACCAAAGCTACTCTGAATAATATAATTAAACAATGATTAAATTGTTAATATTCAACTTGTAGTTTATTCGTTAACTTTTACTTGTAAATCCATTAAAAAAACAAATACTTAAATAAACTACGTACATATCTTAAATATTTGTTACTTATCCGTCAATATTATTAACAGTCCCAAGCACGTAATGCTTTATTAACACGTGAGTTAGGGTCATTTGCAGTTTTGGCAGATGTAAGTTTGCGTCTCAATCCTGACATTCTAGCACAAAAAGACTTACGACGTTTATTGCCTTTTACTTTAGTAGGTGGCTTTAAGTCAGAACCAGGATTTTGTGTTTCGTAAGATTTACGACCTTTTTCTGAAAGACCACCTTTTTTATTTTTACCTTCTGCTCGAGTCCAAGCAGGTGTTTTGTAAGTTTTTTTCATTTTATCCTTATTTGTCACACGGCGAGATATATTTCACCAGTAAAGTTGTTAATATTCCTACGGTAGCAGTTGAAACAATTGCAACCTTGCCCTTAAACTCAGCCTTAGCTTTTTCTTGCTCAGCTAATTCTTTATCGGTTGAATTTTGACGTTTAAGTCCTTGAGTATGGGTGGTCATTAAACTTAAAAGCATAGTGCTTAAACCAGTCAAGTCGGGTTGCTTTACAGGTTCTGGTATATCAATAACAACATGAGAAGGAGAAGAAACTTTTTGTTTTACTTCCTGTAATACTGGATCATTTACAGTTTGTAAAAGTTCTAAAGCAGCTTGTATGACATCTATTTTTTTAGGTGTGGTTGGGGCTTCTGAGGCAAACAAGCTTAAACAAAAACAAAAAATCAAAAACATAATATTACTTCCCTTCATAAAAGTCGTGACTATTCAGCAATCTACTTTGTTTTAGTCTGGCACCCCAGCGGGGAATCGAACCCACGATTGCTACCGTGAAAGGGTAATGTCCTAACCAATTAGACGACTGGGGCGTAACTTACTTACGTTTTTTTTTAGAAACAGAAATTGCAATTGCGATTGCTTGTTTAGGCTTCTTAACAACTGGTCCACCTTTACCAGAATGTAACTCACCTTTTTTAAACTCACGCATTACTTTAGCAATCTTCATTTTACTTTTAGGATTACCATTAGCTTTTTTTTCAGAAGCTTCATCATCTTTATTTATTTTTAAAGACTTAATTAATTTTTTATCTTCAGAGGCTTCACTTTTAAACATTTTCATGTCGTCTTTTAAATGTTTAACTACTTTGTTTTTCATATTTTATTCCTTTGAGTCTAAAAAAAGCCGTAACATTAATACTTACCAGTTAAAAATATTACGGCTTTAAATTATGATGCTGTTGAACTATCTTTAAACCACTCTTCTATTCTTTTTTCAGAAGGCTTCTTATCATTTTTTTGTCTTAATGACTTAGCAGTTTTAAGAAGTTTATAAGCTATTTCCATAGCTTTTTTATTTGGTCTTATCATTCCAGGCATAATTTTTTACCACTTTTTAGGTGAAAAAGCTTTCTTAAGATCTGATTCATCTTTATGTAATTGAGCTTGAACACCACCAAATAAATCATGATAGCCATTTTGTAAGCCGTAACCAGCTGAAGGAAATTCTCTATCAATAACTTCACGAGGTAATAAACAAGGTGCTGACATATCTTCTTTGATCATACTACCAGCTTGTTTCATTGCTTTTGCAGAATTGGAATAGTATTTTTTTGCCATTATGGCTCCTTTTAGAAAATGAACAACTATAATTGCGGTTGCTCAAGGTTTAACGCAGAACCTCTATCAGAAAGGTCTTGGTTTATATTACTATTGGTAGGTAAAGAAGCAACTTCATTTTTTTCTCTTTCTTTTAAAGAGGCAGCTAATGCTAATAATCTTTCTAAATGAGAAATATCCATATTTTCAAGCTCTTGAATAATTTTTAATTTTTCTAAAGTTGCTTGTTCATCATTTTTATTAGCTTCAGATATTTTTTGAATAGCTAAAGCTCTATTTTCTTCTACCCTTGAAGCACGTTCAACACCTAAGCCCATGTCAGCATAACTTCTAGCTTTAGCAAGTTCAGTTTGAGCTTGAACCAGAGCCATTTGAGCTTGGACTTGTTGTAATTGTATTTGTGTAGCTTGTTCTTTTTGTTTAACTATTTCAGCTATTATTTTTGGTTTATCTTGAATAGTTGCTGCTTCTAATAAAGCAGTATCAGGAATAGGCACGCCCATTTCTCGCAAGTGTATCATTTGAGCAAACTGCATTTGCTTTTGGGTTTCTGTGTTTAATCCTGCTTCTACATTGCAATGATATTTACCAAAAGCTTTATTGTAAAAAAGTGGTGCTGGGTCTTGGCCTTCTAGTAAGTTTTTAACTTTTCCAACTGTATAATTATTTTGTATAACTTTCATAATTAATGCACCAAGTAAGTTTTGGGCATAATCAAGTTTGTCAAAAAGCGGTTGTAAAGTAGTTAGACCAGCACCTTGTCTTAGAACAGAAAGAATGCCTGCTTTGTCATCTATGGCTGAACCCATCAACTCTTCATTAACGCCAGAGACAAGCATTAACTCTTGAGAGAATGTTTCTTGTAACTGAAAGAATGAAGGAGGTATTTGTGGTGGCACTATAGGCATAATGTCAGACATTTGAGCGTCTTCTTTAAGAGGAATAATTCTTCCCTGCCCTGTCTGCATTAAATGTTTTACATCTAAAATAGCATTTTCTTTAAAAATCCAACCAGAATTTACTTGGCTTTCTAGCATGTCTGCGGATAACAATATCCTTCTGTTAAGT